CCGTTAATGGAGTAGGTCGGCTGCGACAGCTCGATGATGAGTTTGTCTTTGCTCGCCATGGCGCTGCTGATTGAGATGATTTCGTCCGGGTTGTAGGCCATGCCCTCAACCACGGCACGGTAGGTGTTCTGGAAAAGTTTACGTAACCGCCACCAGCTCTGGGCTTTGGCGTTAGCGAAGAAGTCCTTGTTCAGACGTGCGGCTTGCCCGTTGTCCCCGCGAACAGCTTCATCATCCGGATCAAATACCGCGCCACTACCTCGAAACGGTGTGGCGAGTATTGACGGTCGACGCGCAGCGTTACGCAGTTCGTTGATAGCGCGTGCATCGCCGCGAACGCCAGCGCCCAGCCCGTCCTCGTCAAAGCGAAACTCTTCAAGATCGTCCTGTTCGCAAAAGCCGAAGACCTTCTCGACGGACTGATAAATGTCGCTGCCCACACCGGACCATTCCCGCACATTCTCCAGGAGGAAGCCATGACGGGTGGAAAAGGCATTTTTGTCCCTGCCTTCGTCGGCGACATCCATCGCGCCAAGTCGTTTACCTGTTGGCTGGATACCCAGTTTGATATGCGCATCAACGGCAGCCTGTACCCATTCGGATGGAATCAGGACGCCTTCCGCTGATGCGCTGTAGTTCAGATCAAGTTCCTGTGCCACCACCACCGGATTATCGATTTTCTCGCATTCCCTGCGATACCACTCTTCATCCTTGCGAGGATCATCCCGCCAGTGGAATGTGAATACCGGTATCTTCCCGCCATGACGCTTCTGAGCGAACGGGTTCGCCATGCCGTTAACTGAACTCAGGTCAATACGGCAACGCGTCGTTTGTGACAACGCCGCATCAATCAGCAGAGGACGCTGAAGGAATGCAGCCTCATCAACCAGATAAAGCGTGGTACGGTCACCGCGACCAATATTATCGCCAGCCTCGCCTTTGATAACGGCACCAGTTTCAGGAAACTCAACACGCATATATGGCGCGTGCTTCTTCTCGCTCCACGAACCGCGAAACTCTACAGGTAGCGTTTCCACGAACTTGCGCGCCTTCCAGAACAATGCTTTCGGGTCACCAGTGCTGTCGACGTATTCCTCTTTACGGGAGCCGAAACCGATAACCATTTCTTTGTTGAAGAGACAAAGCGAGCAGGCCAGTCCGATCGCGGTCCAACTGAGCCCCATTTCACGGGATTTTTCGGTAATACCATTCTCCCGATTGCTCCAGCGTTCCATAATCCAGTGGATCCACTCCTCCTGCTTAGGGAAGAGTAAAAACGGAATGGTCACCGGCAGGCCATAATCAATATTACGCGGGTCCGTTGTCATGCCCCAGTCGATGATGAACTGAGCCGGATTGGTTCGGTAAAACTGCTTCAACACGGGCAATATTTCAGGATTCTGGCGAATGCGCTGTAGGCGTTCCATCCGCCATTCAAAAACCATCTGGTAATCAGGATGTTTAAAATCGAAGGGGAATGGTAACGGCATACTTAGCCCATCATTTTTCTATACGCCTCTGCAGCCTGCTCCGGCGTTAAGTTGGTAATTTCTGTTCTGACTGGTCCTCCATCAGCGCCAGTCACTTCATTTTTGACATTGTCTTTAAACGCCTGAACAGAAACATGACGCCCAAGCAACTCAAGATTTTTAACCTTATCAGGCCATTTGATTTTCTTCAGAAGTGCGGCGCTATCTGCGGATACCATCTCCACGACATCCATTCCTGATAGCGTTGTGCGCCATACCTTAGGCCAGTCTTTAATGGGTTTTAGCTCACCGTTTTGCAGGAGAATGTCAAGCACATCCATCTGGTCGATTTCAAGAAGGCGATTAAGTACATATTCTGCATTAATACCAACAAGATCATTGCGTTGCGCTTTCAGTTCAGCGATTCTTAACTTGATGTCAGGTTTTGACATGTTTTCGGACGCAGTACGGTTGGCTGTCTTTGCGCTGTACCCCGCCCGAATAGCCGCTTGTGTGGCGTTTAAATCGATGAGGTACTCGCGACAGAACATTTCTTGTTTGTCGGTGAGTGCCATGGCAAAGTCTCAATTGGATTGAAAATGAGTGATTTATTACTAATTAAAAACTGGTTAATTGACCATCATACACTATCAATTTTCTTTGGTTTTTTATCGGCTGGGTTATGGATCAAATCAGCAACAGCCAAAGTCAAAACAGGTAGAAGCACCGTTGTAGCAATTACATTTGATGATCCCCAAAAAAATGTAGATCTTCACGAATTTTTCTTAACTGCGCGGTTACAGTCTAAATATAACTCATATGCAGCTTTCGCTGCTGCTGCAACTGTGATTTTGCAAATGGCTGGCTATTAGAAAGCCTTAACCACGATATTATTTACCTTTATCAATATCAGTTAACGGCTCAAAGTGTAATGGTTCCACATTCTCCTAATGGAGTTATTCTACTCGCCCATCTCGGTAGCCGGCTGCATAAAGCCATTAACCAGCTCACGCTGACGTCGTGACATCTTACCCGTAAAGGTTTCGCCTGTTTGGGTGGTTAACATGATTTGGTAGATGTCGGACATTGAGAACCTCTTTATCCGCTTGTTGGGATATCAGTTAAGTTATCCCGTGTAGGGTATAAGCCATTATCAAAGCCACTCGGCATGGAGTGGCTTTTGTAATAGCAATAAAAAAACCGTCCGGAGGCGGCTTGTGTTAAATCCCCAAGAGAGGCTTAAAGTCATTTAGCTTCTCTGCTTTAATAACAAATCCGAGATTCATTGTAATTTCAGAACGCACAACTGGCGTAGCGACTGTTGGTACGTCAATAATTTCAATATTCCCGCTAACATTCGTTACTGGCCCTGCATACAACAACCCAAGGAAAATTAATCTCTCCCCCATAGCAATACCATCATTAGTAGCATATGAGCCTTGGTTCATTATATAAACGGGAGAACCGCTAGAACCACCGAAACAAGCCATATCAATGAGGAATTCAGGCTTACCCTTCCAGTTTTCCATAGGTGATGATGCTGTGATGCCTTTCCTGGTAACAGGCCTATTGTTTACAGAATCCCATAATCCATTTGGATATCCTGTCATGTAAACATCTTCGACAGGAGTAATGTAATTGTTACCACGCATCTGACGATCTGTGAAAAAGAAGAGTTCTGGGCTAATGCCACTTTTCTCCATCTCATTCAGCAATCCAGCGATAGGCAATATGCATATATCAACATTATCATCAGGGTGCATAATGAACGCATTTGCCCCCTCTGAAATTGTTAGGTTATAAAATTTTATCTCAGGATTTGCGCTGTCGGTAATGTTTAGACGTAGTCTAACTTCTGTTGCCCCGTTAACAACATGCTTATTAGTTACCAAGAGTGGAACAATATCTTCACCACCTTCCATAACAAAGCAAAACCAGAAAGCAGTTCCTACCGAGGTTCCCTCTGGAGTATCACTTTCAACTCTAAGTGTAGACTTATAAATATCTTGACTGACAGACATATCCGTAACTCCCATGTTTAAATAGGGGATAAATATAGCATCAATCACATAAGAATTATCTGATCTGTTCGATGTATTGACCAAAGATATAAAGCTTCTTCATGGCAGCAAAATAGTCTTCTACAGAGAGGTCCGAGACTCTTCAATCTTCCTGATACTAGCCTTATCGATGTTGCCCTGACCCAGCGCCGATAGCAGGCTAACATTCAGCTCCAGACTGGCCCCATAGGTCAGCGGTTCGGGAATGGCTGGCTGTTGCGTCTCAGCTGTCAGGTTTGCCGGTAGAGGCACTACCGATACCGGTACGTAAACTGTCCGCGAATTGCCGCAGCCGGTGAGCAGTTGCAGGAGGCACAGGCCGATGAGCGCAGTCATCATTCTCAATAGCCACTTTGATATCTGCTTGGGCTCCCTGTGACTCCAGTGTGATCTGGTTCTTTGCATCCTGGTTGGCCTCTGCAATGGCGTTGATGATGTTCACAGACCGAATGACGTTGGCGGTGATCGCTTCGGCGGCGTTGGCGTTCTGCTCGGCAGCATCTGCGCGTAGCCGTTCCGCCTGATACTTATCGTGATAATGGCTTGCTGACCAAACGATGACGCCCAGTACGCTCAATGCGAACGCGAAGATAATTATCTTGTAGTGGATCTTCATTGCTTCCCCCATAAACAGACTTCACGCTCAATCTCACGACGAGTCATGAGACCTTTCCATTGCTTACCGCCAGCGTATGTCCAGCGCCGTAGCTGATCACATGCGCCTTTGATATCGCCCTGGTTTATTTTGCGAAGAAGCGTCGATGTTCTGAAATTTCCAGCACCAACGTTGTAAACGAACGAGTAAAGAGCGCCGCGCGTTGTTTCCGGTATATCGACTTTGATGTACGGGTTAATTTGTCTGGCGACAGTGGCAAGGTCTTTATTCAGGAGGGCTTTGCATTCTGCTTCGGTATACGTTTTACCGAGCATAATGTCTTTTCCGGTATGCCCGTAACATACAGTCCATACACCAACGATATCTTTATATGGTATGTAGCTGACGCCTTCCAGACCATCGTTACCACTTGGGCCAGTGATTAACACAGATGCTATAGCAATAGCCCCGCCACCAATAGCCGCAGCAACGGCTTTTCGTAATGATGGAGGCATTATTCACCTCTCGCAGCCTTTCTTCTGTCTTCTCTGATTTTGAAGTACAGATTTGGCAGATAGGTGAGAAAGCCCAACACAAGGCTTCCAAGCACCCCAATCGCAGCCCACTGTGATGGACTGACCTGATCCAACCACTGCAAAAACCAGTATCCCGCACTACCAGCGGATGTTCCGTAGGCAATGCCAGTTGAGATTTTGTCCATTGATTTCATAGCAACGCCTCCGCCAGTAACGGATTGCGTAGTTCTTATATTGGGAAGGGAGAAAAAGAAGACCGCAGCATAACTATCACTGATGAATTCAGGACATCCAGTGGCTACGGCTCAGTTATGGTGCTGGTTAACGGACTTGAACCGCTACCCATTCGCTTACAAGGCGACCGCTCTACCATTGGAGCTAAACCAGCATATTTGGCGGGACAGCGTGGACTCGAACCACGATAAGAAGGTTAACAGCCTTCCGTAATGACCTTTATACGACTGACCCAAATAAAAAATCCCGAAACCGTTGTGCAGGCTCTAACTATTACCTGCGAACTGTTTCGGGATTGCATTTTGCAGACCTCTCAGCCTGCTATGGTTGGAGTTCCAGACGATACGTCGAAGTGGCCAACTAGGCGGAATCGGTAGTAAGCGCCGCCTCTTTTTACCTCACTACCACAACGAGCGAATTGACCCATTGTTTGGTCAAATTTACCCAACTTTATTCAAAAAGTCAATATTATGCCGTTAATATGTTGCCATCCGTGGCAATCATGCTGCTAACGTGTGACCGCATTCAAAATGTTGTCTGCGATTGACTCTTCTTTG